GGTGCAGCTATCGCCGAAAGAATGCGGATTACTTCCGCTGGCAACGTGGGCATCGGGACGACGAGTCCTGGGCAAAAGCTTACCGTTGCCAGCGGAAGCGTAAAGGTATCAAAGGGTTATTCATATCTTTTTGATGATGCCAATGTTGAGATTAGAGTTGATGATTCCCCTGCTTGGCTGGCAGTCGCGAACACGATGACATTCAAAACGTATTCTGGAGCATTTGTGTTCCAGAATAGTAATGGTGCGTCGAGTATCATGACGGTTCGCGCAGATACTGGCAACGTGGGCATTGGGACGACGAGTCCTGCGACAAACGCAAGATTGCACCTCAAAGGTGCTGGTGCTGTATTACCGGCATCATCTGGATCAACGCAATCTGCTGGACTTATTCAGCGTTTCAATGACAGTAGTACGGCGCATCTTGACATCGGGGGAGTTGGAGGCACAGGCATGTGGCTCCAGGTGGCCGACGACACTAATTTATCAGTGCCGTATCCGCTACTCCTACAGCCAACAGGCGGCAACGTGGGCATCGGGACGACGAGTCCTGCTTATCCGCTTGATGTTGTAGGAGTCATTTCCAGCACCTCATACGGTGGCTCTTCTCCCGCCATTATTGGACAGCGAGCAAAGGGAACAGTTGGCTCACCTACGACAGTTATTTCAGGTGATTATCTTATGACGTTTGGGGCGAGAGCTTACAACGGAACTGCTTTTGCCACAACGTCAAAAGCATATCTTTCAGCCAAGGCAACCGAAACATGGACAACCACGGCCAACGGAACTTCACTTGTATTTGCAACAACACCAAACACAACAACTTCAGCAGCAGAGGTGATGATAATTGATAATACAGGTAACGTGGGCATCGGGACCACGACACCACGCACGACACTTTCTGTGTTGCAAAGCGGCACGGCCAATACGACTGCTGATACACTTGGTGCAGTGGTATTCACTGGGCCGACCGCTGGTGGTTACTCGGCTATTCTTGTAGTCGAATCGAATGATGCAATGGCCGCTGACAAAGGCGGCTCCATCGGATTTTATGGCCGCAAAGCAACAGCCAGTACAGCCAGCAGTTATTTTGCATCCATACATGGCCGCAAGGAAAACGGCACCACGGCAGACCATGCGGGTTATCTTGCCTTCAAGGTCAGGACAAGCGCCAACGCCGACAATGAGACGATGCGAATCGCTTCTGACGGCAACGTGCTGATCGGCTACTCCGCATCAAACGGTGCGTACAAGCTCCAGGTCAACAGTCAGATTTTTGCCACTAACGCCACCGTGGCAACATCTGATGGTCGCTACAAGCAGAACATTGCTTCCCTGCAATCTGGCCTGGATCTGATTGACAAGCTAAATCCAGTCACATTTGACTGGAAGCAACACGATGTACATGACTTTGAGCAGGGAACTCAGGTGGGATTTATCGCACAGCAAGTACAGCAAGTCCTGGCAGGACTTGCTTACGCAGGATCTGTGGTCAAGCGCAACGAGTTCAAGCGAGCAGACGGGTCGATTGAAGAATTCCTGGGCATGGCAGATGCCAAGCTGATCCCCATATTGGTCCGGGCAATTCAGGAACTCAAGACTGAGATTGACCTGCTTAAATCCCAGATCTCTCACCAGATATAAATAAGCTAAGAGGATAAAAAACATGCCAGCAGAATATAAATGGACTTTCAATGGAATTAAAGTTAGAACATTAACAGAAAATTCCCTCAAAGACGCAGTAATCTCTTACGAATGGAGAAGAGGATTACAAGACGGTACATTTTATGTAGATACATATGGTTCTCTTTCTTTACAGAATCCAGATCCAGAGAATTTCACAAAATATGAAGATTTAACTAAAGAAGACTTCGTAACATGGACCGTCGATACTCTAACAGAAGAAACTGTTGAAAGATATGACGCATCATTGGCCAATCAAATGAAGGATCTTAAGTCACCGACCGAAGTAATTAAAAGTGCTCCATGGGAATTAACTTTAGTTGCTACTCCTGTGGTTACTCCTGCTCCTGTAACTAGTGCAACTGGTGCAACAGGTACATCTTCTAGTTCTACTGGTGCTACTGGATCTGTGACAGCTCCTGTGGTCTGAAGTGGTGGACGATAAGTTAAACGAAATATTCGATATAGATTCTGTAGAAAAGCCGGAAATTGCAGTACAGGAAGATATATCTAAAGATATCGAGAGAATCAAGAAAGTTCATCACGAGCTTCTTGATAAATCTCAAGATGCCTTAGATAATCTATTGGAATTCGCCAAGGCATCAGAATCACCACGAGCATACGAAGTTGTTTCTAATCTCATTAAAACAACAGCAGATGTTGCAAAATCTCTGTCGGATATTGTAATGAGAGAAACAAAAACGAAACCAGAAGTTCAGAATAATACACAGAATAATTTATTTCTAGGATCAACTGCTGAATTACAGAAGTTTTTGAAAGGTAATACATAATAGGATCCTCTATGAGTGATAAAACATATTATCTTAATCCCAAAATAAAACGAACAAACTTAATTGAAAAATATACTCAAGATGAATTTACTGAATATATTAAGTGTTCTAAAGATCCTATCTATTTTATAGAAACATGGGTTAAGATTGTATCTTTGGATCGAGGATTAATTCCTCTAATATTAAGAGATTATCAAAAAGATCTGATAATCTCATTAATGGAGAATAGATTTTCGATTATTTTAGCAGCGAGGCAAGCTGCGAAAACGACTACAGTCGCAACTTTTCTTCTCTGGTATGCTATTTTTAATAGTGACAAAACAGTTGCTATTCTTGCCAATAAAGCTGCAACAGCAAGAGAAATTCTTTCAAGAGTAACTCTTGCTCTTGAACATCTTCCATTTTTTCTCCAACCAGGTGTGGATGTCTTAAATAAAGGTTCTTTAGAATTCGGGAATAATTCAAAAATCATAACAGCTGCAACTTCTACAGATTCAATCCGTGGAACATCGCCAAATTGTGTGTATTGTGATGAATATGGATTCATAGATAATGCCGAAGATTTTTTTAAATCAACATTCCCAACAATTTCATCAGGGACAGATTCCAAATTTATAGTATCTTCTACTCCAAATGGATTAAATCATTATCATAAATTATGGAAGGATGCTGCAGACGGAAAAAATGAATTCGTTCCATTTGAAATTACATGGAATATGGTTCCTGGCAGAGACGAAATTTGGAAGAAAACTCAATTAGAAATTGTAGGTGAACAAGGTTTCCGCCAAGAGTATGGAAACGAATTTTTAGGATCTTCTAATACTCTTATCTCAGGTCACATATTACAATCCTTAACTTGGGTGAAACCGATTAAGGAAAATGCTTCTTATCTCGTCTTAGAAGAACCAAAAAACGCCCATAATTACGTGATTTCTGTAGATTCATCTAGAGGAGTAGAGGCCGATTATTCAGTTGCTGTAGTAATAGACACCACTAGTATTCCTTACACAATTGTTGCTAGATTTAAAGATAACACAACAAGACCAATAATGCTTCCTAATATTATTGTTGATCTTGCAAAGAAATACAATAATGCATTTCTCTTAATAGAAAGAAATACTGTAGGTCAAACTGTAGCCGAATCCTGTTATTGGGATTTAGAATATGAGAATATATTCACCACAATTACAGGAAACAGTGGACAAGAATTGAGAAATTCGTTTACAAAATCGAATAAAATTGGTGTTGAGATGACTACTAGTGTCAAGAGATTAGGAGCTTCTATACTAAAAACTCTTGTTGAAGAGCACAAATTGGTATCTTTTACAGAAGATATAGTCGACGAATTGTATTCTTTTATAAATAAATCTGGATCTTGGGGTGGTGAATCAGGAAAACATGATGATCTAGTGATGGCTTTGCTTCTATTTTCTTGGGCAACACGAGAGCCTTTTTTCAAAGAAATAACTAATTCAGATCTCAGAAGATCTTTTTTAGAAAAACAAGAACAAAGTCAGGACGAAATTTATTCTTTTGCGGGAATAACCGATGGTTCTGAGACAGAAACGGAAGATATATCTTGGTTATTCTGATTGGTTGAGATTTCGTTTTTAATAAATATAATTAGAATTTTATATTCGTTAGAATAAATTAACATTAGTTAGGAGAAAAATAACATGGCTATTCAATTATCACCAGGAGTGAATGTATCTGAGATTGATTTGACAACTACCGTACCTGGAGTCGCAACATCGATCGGAGCAATTGCTGGGTCTTTTCAGTGGGGACCAGTTCTTGAGGTTAGAACTATTTCTTCGGAAGTAGATTTAGTAGATACTTTCCAAAGACCAAATAACACTGTTGCTGACACTTTCTTTTCAGCAGCAAACTTCTTGTCTTATTCTAACTCTTTACGAGTAGTTAGAAACGTAGGAACTACAGCTAGAAACTCGACTAATGGAGCTTCTGGTATTTCAGGATTAACCATTACAACTGCTGGTGTTTCTGGTGCTCCGAGCCTTCAAGCGCCAGGAGCATTCGCCTTAACTTTCACTGGTGGCGGTGGATCTGGTGCAGTAGGAACAGCAACGCTAGCGTTTGCCGGTGCCGGTGCAACTGGTGTTACGGTTAGTGCAGTGTCTCTAACCAATTCAGGAACAGGATACACTACTAATCCAACAATATCGATAACTGGTGCTACAGGTTTCACTACCGTTCCAGTAATCACACCTTCAACTGCAAATACTGTAGTAATCAAGAACGAAGACGATTACGAAGCTAATTATATTGCCGGCGTCGCATCTGCCGCTGGAATATGGACAGGAAGATATCCAGGCGAATTAGGTAATTCGTTGAAGGTATCTATGTGCGACTCGACTGGTTTTTCTGGTTGGGTTTATGCTTCTGCATTTAACGTAGCACCAGGAACTTCCACATATGCTGCAGCCAATGGTGGTTCACTAGACGAATTACATATCATCGTTATTGACGAAGATGGTAAATTTTCAGGATCACAAAATACAGTTCTCGAAAAATACTCATTCGTTTCAAAAGCGTCGGATGCTAAGACGGAATCTGGAGAATCTAATTATTACGCAAATGTAATTAACGCAAAATCAGGTTATATTTGGTGGACCAATCATCCAAGAACTGTCGCAGATTGGGGAACCGCAGCTTCTGCTGCTGGGGCATTTGACACTATATCAGTTATCACTAATTCTCTGACTGCTGGTGTTTCTGATGACTCTCTGACTAACGGGCAAAAACAACTAGCATATGATCGATTCGCCGATGCAGATACAATTGACGTGAATCTATTTATTACTGGTTCGGCTGACAGTACGGTTGGTACATATATTATACAAACGATTGTTGAGAATAGAGGAGATGCTGCTGCTTTCGTGTCACCACCTAGAGCTTCAGTTGTCGACAATAAAGGACAAGAAGTAACAGATATCACAACTTTCAGAAATGCTCTACCGTCTTCTTCTTATGCTGTTCTTGATTCTGGTTGGAAATATCAATACGATAAGTACAGTGACGTTTTCCGTTGGGTTCCTCTAAATGGAGACATTGCTGGTCTGTGTGCTAGAACTGATCAAACAAACGACCCATGGTTCTCGCCAGCTGGTTTCAATAGAGGAAATCTCAAGAACGTTGTTAAATTGGCATTCAATCCAAATAAGGCGAATAGAGACGATCTATTTAAGATTGGTGTTAATCCAGTTGTTACTTTCCCAGGACAAGGAACTGTGTTATTTGGAGACAAGACAATACTTTCGAAGCCATCCGCTTTTGATAGAATTAATGTCCGTAGATTATTCAATGTTCTGAAGAAATCTATTTCCCAATCTTCTAAGTATTCACTGTTTGAACTCAACGACACATTCACAAGAGGTCAATTCGTTGCAACAGTTGAACCATTCTTAAGAGATGTTCAAGGCAGACGAGGAATTGTCGATTTCAAGGTGGTTTGTGACGAAACTAACAATACCCCACAAGTAATCGATTCTAATTCGTTCGTTGGCGATATCTATATTAAACCAGCAAGATCTATTTCGTTTATTCAATTAAATTTCGTGGCTGTCAGAACTGGTGTTGAATTTAGCGAGATTATTGGACAATTCTAACATGATGGGAGGAAATCCTCCCATCTCTAACGAATAAATAAAAATAAAGGATTTAATAAAAATATGCCATTTGACATAAATAGATTCAAAGGAGCCTTCGCTTTAGAAGGTGCAAGACCAACTCTATTCGAAGCAACTATCTTCGGTCTGCCGTCCGCAAATAGAGAATTTACGTTTCACTGTAAGGCTGCGCAATTACCTGGTAAAACTTTAGGTATGATCGAACTTCCTTATTTTGGTAGAAAGATTAAAGTACATGGCGATCTAACTTTCGCCGAATGGACTGTAACTGTACTTAATGAAGAAAACTTTAGTGTGAGAAATTCTTTCGAACTATGGATGAGTACCATCAATCAACACAATGCAAATACTAAAATAGACTCAGGATATAAAACACCACTTGCTAGTGTGACACAATTCGGTAAAGATGGTAATCCAGTTAAAGAATATACTTTCCAAGGAATGTGGTGTTCTGATATTGCTGGAATTGACGTTGCTTGGGATTCTAATGATCAGATTGAAGAATTTACAGCGACTCTACAATATGATTGGTGGGAGTCAGCTGGTACTACTGATTTCTAAATAAGGATAAATAATGGCACTATTTGATTTTTTTGGATTCTCTATTAAAAGAAAAGGTCCAGAACAGGAGAGAGAATTACTTTCTCCTGTTCCACCACAGTTAGATGATGACGCTACTATTGTAAATAATAGTGGTGGGTTCATTAACACATCATATGCGACTGATTTTTCTACTTCTGATAAGAAGATTCTGATAAACAAATATAGAGATCTGTCTTTAATGCCAGAAATCGAATCTGCCATAGATGAAATTATCAACGAAGCAATTATCACAGGGGATCCAGAATCTCCTGTGGGAATTGTTTTAGATAAACTACCATTCGGCGATGATATCAAAGAAGTAATACAAGAAGAATTTGAAGCGATTTTAAATCTATTAGATTTCAATGAAAATGCATACGAGATTTTCAAAAGATGGTATATAGACGGAAGGTTATTCTTTTCTGTTGTTATCGACACAAAGAATACAAAAGACGGAATACAAGAATTACGATACATTGACCCACGAGAAATAGAAAAGATCAGAGAAGTTAAAGAAGAATTTTCGAAACGTGGTGTTAAATTACAAAAAACAGTTCAAGAATATTATATTTACAAGAGTGATGTTAAATTACCATCAGATTCGGTAGCATATTGTAATTCAGGATTAATTGATTATAGAAATAAATCGACAATAATTTCTTATTTACATAAATCTATTAAACCATATAATCAATTGCGAATGTTAGAAGACGCCACTGTAATCTACAGATTAGCAAGAGCACCAGAAAGAAGAGTATTTAAAATCGGAACTGGTGGATTACCAAAAATTAAAGCTGAACAATATGTAAATGGGCTCATGAATAAGTTCAGGAATAAGATTGTATATGATCAATCTACCGGTGAACTAAGAGACGATTCAAGAACTTTATCTGTTCTTGAAGATTTTTGGATTCCAGTTGGTGAAGATGGAAAGTCTACAGATATCTCTACTCTTCCTGGTGGGACTAATCTGGGCGAAATGGCCGATGTGGAATATTTCAGAAAGAAGTTATATAATGCATTACACGTTCCAATAACCAGAATTACGGCAGGATCTTCATTTAATACAGGAAGATCTGCAGAAATAGATAGAGAAGAAGTTAAATTTAACAAATTCATCAAAAGATTAAGAACAAGATTCTCTTCCATATTCACGGATCTGTTAAGAACTCAGTTAATCCTTAAAAACATTATTACAAGTGATGACTGGGACGCATATATTAAAAATAATATTTTTTACGACTTCAGAAAAGATTCACATTTCGCTGAATATAATGAAGCGGAAATTATGTCAAGAAGAATTGAACTAGCTTCTTCTGCATTGGGATTAGGAGAATCTTTCTTTTCTAACCAATATATCAAGAAAAATTTCTTGAAATTAACTGACGAAGAAATTAAAGATATAGATATAGATAAGACCGAAATCTCCCCAGAAGAACCAGAAGCTGCTGCGGCTGATGATGGAATAATAGATCCAACAGCACAAGAATTCCAGAGTCCAGTTCCAGTTGACTCACCGGCAGAAATTTCTCAAGATGTGATACCATCAGAAACTCCAGAAAACGAAAATCTTCCGTAGTATAAATAATTAGAGGACCATATGACACAAACCGAAAGAGCTAAAATCGAAACTATAATTAGATATTCTAAAGAAGGAAATCCACAAGGCATTAAACCTATTGTAAATATGTTAATTGCCAGTAAAATTTCTGATCTTTTGGCTGTTAAACGAGAACAAATTACAAAAGAGTTATAAGGAAAATATGAACCTGCAAAATTTTAAAGAAGTATATACAAAGATAATCACCGAATCCACAGACGATTCAGATCTAAGAAACTATATCAGAACAATTGTCGAAGAACTTATTGTAGAAGCTGAAGGCCGCATTGTAATATCCAAAAAGTTTTATCCAAAATTGCATGCTGCTATTAGAGATGTTCAAGAGCCGTTTCACCAGGAATATCCAATATATAATCGCTATGATGATACAGAATATGACGAAGCTAGCTTCCGTGCAGCACATGCTAGACTTGAGAAGATATTAGGCAAACCAGTTAAAACAAATGCAGAAATTAAAGAAATTAAAGCTTTCTTAAAGGGATACGATACTGCACCTAAGAGAAGTATCTATAATAGGCCAGTTGGGAATCGTCCAGGTGAGGGTTTTGATAAAGACGGGTATCCAGATAGTCGGGACGCTGACAAACTATATAACAATAACCCCGACAGATACAGATAACGGAAGCTTCAAAGACCATTTGTAGCTAAAATTACAAAAGAGTTATAAGGAAAGTATGAATTCATACTTTCCTTAAAGGAAAGTATGAACCTGCAAAATTTTAAAGAAGTATATACAAAGATAATCACAGAATCAACAGACGATTCAGATCTAAGAAACTATATCAGAACAATTGTCGAAGAAGTTTTGGTTGAAGAAAATGAAATATCCATAACCAAAAGAAAATATCCAAAATTACGTGCTGCTATTAAAGATATCTCAGATCCTGGATATAGACGCTTTCCAATTATTACTAGTTATGCCACCGAAGCAGAACTAGATAAATTTGAGAAGTTATTAAGCACCAAAGACGGATTACAAAATGCAGAACTTAAAAAATTCATGAAGCGATTCGAACCTCGTGGAATCTCTGGAACCAAATCTTATCCACGAAATCCATCGCAAGATGAATTTGGTTATCCAGATAGCTTCAAATCGCTAGATCCATTTGTTTATTCAAAGGAAGAACTTATTGGAGAAGCTGAAGGCCGCTTGGTTGAAAAGAATGAAGATGGAATAAATGATAATGAATTTTATGGAATTGATCCAGAAAAGCACGAAAAAATGTATGGTATGTCAACAAAATCAAAAGTTTTTAAACTTGGTTTGAAACCATCAGATAAAACTTTACAAACAATTATTGACAGACATGCAAGAACTGGTTTTATATTGAGAGGCGAATCTGGAGTTATGGGAGAAGACAATACTGGAATCGAAGTAACTTATAATCAATATACAAAAGAATATACAATTTTTGGTGTTGAATTTTATGGTGGAGAAGTTGACTCTTCTGAAAGAATTCTTAAGCCTACAAAAGATAGCAATAAACTATTAACAGATATTAAACAACATTACAACTCTTGGATTAAGTAACAAATTACAAAAGAGTTATATTGAAAAGATAGAATAAGAGGTGTGGGATCATACCTCCTAAATACAAAAACAAAATTATTGAGAAGATTATTTCTCTATCGAAAGATAATAAACCAAATTCTATTAAGGTATAATAAATGGCAACTACTACTATTTTAAGACAAGACGAAAATTCGGCAGTTGTCACTATTTCCGGGGCGGGGATAGAGACTCTTGCGTTTGTTTTACACCCAGGCGGCGCAACAGGTCCGATCGGAGCCACTGGTTTTGCTGGATCAACCGGAGTTGCTATTGTATCTGTAGACAAGCTTGACTGGTCTATTACAGGAACTAATAAGATCTCATTACATTTTAATGGATCTACAGATCAATTAATTGGTCACTATAGTGGAAATGGTGGAATCAATTATAGTAAAGATTATCAATCTAAGATTACTAATGTTGCTGCTGGGGCAGATTCGACTATCCTATTAACTTCTACAACAACTGATCCGTACACTCTTGTTATGAAATTAGAAAAAACATCCGGATTTGTCAAGGTTGGACAATATTCTTAATGCTCTTAGAGAAAACTTTAAAGATTGGACAAAAAATCCGCTACGATAGAGTTCGTGGCGGTAAGATTCAACGTAAAAAGTTCCGATCTGCTAAAGCTGGGTATAAGATTTCCGGTAAGAAACTAGTAAGAATAACACCATCAGAGAAAAGAAATAGAGCTAGATCAGCCAAAAAAGCTTCAAGAAAAAGAGCAGCAAAACTATCATCAATCTTAAAGAAAAGAAAGATTTCAATTAAAAAAGGTACAAGAGCAGGATTATACAAATGAAACTATTAACAGAAGTAACTGAACTTATCGAAATTGTTTCAGAATGTGTCGAAGGTAGACCAAACAATTATTTCATCGAAGGAATTTTTATTCAGTGTGAAGAACCAAATAGAAATTCGAGAAAATATATGATGGAATATATGCAACCAGAAGTAGACAGATATGTTACTGAATATGTCAACAAGAACAGAGCTTATGGTGAATTGGGACATCCAGAAAATCCTACAATTAATTTAGATAGAGTTTCGCATCTTATCACATCATTAGACAAAAAAGGTACAACATATGTAGGTAGAGCCAAGATTCTAGATACTCCTAATGGAAAGATTGTTAAAGCATTTATCGACGGTGGATGTATGTTAGGTGTATCAACAAGAGGATTAGGTTCTCTAAAACAAGACGGACAATATTCAGTCGTTCAACCAGATTACAAAATTATGACTGCAGCAGATATCGTTGCGGATCCTTCTGCTCATGAAGCTTTCGTTGAAGCTGTTATGGAATCAAAAGAATGGGTCTGGAATAATGGTGCAGTAAAAGAAGTAACTATTGATTCATATAAGAAGAAGCTAACAACATCAAAAAGATTACAAGAAGATAAGATTGCCATTTTTACAGACTTTCTTTCGAGATTGTAAATTTAATAAATAAATTAAGAATATAGGAGAATAATTAATGGAAAACAAACAAGATCCATTTGATTCAATCTTCGAAGGCATCGATCTTCCGGAAGATTTTACTGCTAAGTTGAAGACAGCATTCGACTCAGTAGTGGCTCAAAAAGTACAAGAAGCTGCTGCGAAGGGAATCATGAAAAGACTATCAGAAACCGAACACGATATGGAAATGGAAGATGAAGATGAAGATGAAATGGTTACCGAAGTAGAGCTAGATCCACAAGAACTTGCGATGGATAATGATATCAAAAAGATCCTAACAGCTCTTAAGATATCCCCGTCGCAATTCGCAGTTTCTCTTCAAAGTTCCATCAAAGATGTTGAAACAAACACCATTGCCGATGATTCATTCAATGCAATGATTTCAATCTTATCTGCTATTGCTCTTGATTCTGGTGTTGCAGCAAAATTAGCGAGAGCTTTGAAAGATATAAAAGATATGGAAACTGCGAAAAGCTCAGAAGAGCCAGCGGCGGCTGCGCCAGCTGATAACATGAAACAAGTTAATGCTGAACTTGAAGTCTATGAGAATGTTATTGCATCAGTAGATAAGTATCTAACTTATGTTGCCGAATCGTGGTTAGAAGATAATACATTGGCTGTTGAACAAGGCCTGAAGATTGAAATTATGGAATCTTTCTGGTCTGGTTTAAAGACTATGTTTGTCGAACATAATATAGCTATTCCTGCAGAAACTGATGTTGTTGACGTTCTTGAAAGAAAGATCGTCGATTTACAATCTACAATTTCTGAAGAAAAAACAGCTTTCGTTGTTGAGTTAACCAAACAAAAACAAAAATTCGAAGAGAAGTTAAATACAGAGATTAATAAATCAATCGTTTACAAGAATAGAGCTGAGACATCAACAAAGAAAGCTATCTTTGAAACGGTTTCGAAAGAACTTACTCTAACACAAAAAGAAAGATTCGCAAAGTTAACAGAATCTGTGACTTATGAATCAAAGAAGTCCTACGAAGAAAAATTAAAAGATATCGTAAGAAATGCCTTCGAGTCTGCAAAAACAAAGAAGAAATTAACTGAAGATTCTATGATTAGTTTCTCTGATGATACACAAATTATCGCCGACGATCCTATTATTAATCTTTATTCGCAAGCAATTTCGAATAATCTCAAGTTTTAATTTTTAATAAATACTAATATAAATTCATTTCTTAAAGGAGAAATATGTCAAACAATCTACAAACAAAATGGAAGGCAATTCTAGAACACCCAGAAGTCGCCCCAATCAAAGACGCTTACAAGAAGCAAGTTACTGCTATTCTATTAGAAAACCAAGAAAAGGCTCTATCAGAATCACGAAAGCTAATTACCGAAGCTGGCGTACCAGCCAACGTTTCTGGCGGAGTTGACAAATTTGATCCAATTCTAATTTCTCTAGTTCGCAGATCCATGCCAAACCTAATGGCTTATGATATCTGTGGCGTTCAACCAATGAACATGCCAACAGGTCTTATCTTCGCCATGAAGTCAAAGTATGGCTCCGGCGCAACTGGTCCTCTATCTTCAACCGAAGCTCTATTCAACGAAGCCGACACCGACTTCGCTGGAACTGGTACTCACGTTGCTGATACCTTCACTTCTGGAAATGTTCTAAATACATTCGGTACTGGTCTAAGCACTGCTTCTGGCGAAGGTTTCTCCCCACTAAACATGGGCTTCTCTATCGAGAAGGTTACCGTAACAGCTCAAACTCGTGCATTGAAGGCTGAGTATTCACTAGAACTAGCTCAAGATTTAAAGGCTATGCACAATCTAGATGCGGAATCTGAACTCGCGAACATTCTTTCAACCGAAATTATGGCTGAAATTAATCGTGAAGTTATCAGAACCCTATATAAGATTGCTAAGTCTGGTGCTGCTTCTGGTACAACTACATCTGGGTTCTTCGACCTTGATACCGACTCTGACGGACGTTGGTCAGTTGAGAGATTCAAGGGTCTAATGTTCCATGCTGAAAGAGAAGCGAACCAAATCGCTCGTGCGACACGTAGAGGAAAGGGTAATATCATTATCTGCTCTTCAGACGTTGCTTCTGCTCTAGCCATGGCTGGTAAGTTAGATTATTCGCCAGCTCTTTCTACCGATCTAACTGTTGATGACACTGGCAACACCTTTGCTGGTATTCTAAACAATAAGTACAAGGTCTATGTCGATCCGTACTTCTCGGTTGCTTCTGGTGGGTCATTCTCTGACGTTATGGTAGTTGGATACAAGGGTTCCAATGCTTATGACGCTGGTTTATTCTATTGCCCATATGTACCTCTACAAATGGTTCGTGCGGTCGATCCTGATACATTCCAACCAAAAATCGGATTCAAAACGAGATATGGCATGGTCGCGAATCCTCTATCTGGTGACGGTAGCACGTTGGCTGCAGCTTCCAACGATTATTATCGCCTCGTCAAAATTAAAAATATTCTCTAAATTGGAGGATAGCAATAAACTAAGGGAACCTTCGGGTTCCCTTTTTTGTCTAGAAATTGTTATTTTACTAAATAGGAATGAGGATACTAGATGCAACTAACATCCAATACCCTCTAAACACACAAACTACGAGGAATAGATTATATGTCTAAAACTATTTATTACGTCTACGCATATTTGCGTTCAAACGATTCCCAAACTGCCTCCGCAGGAACTCCATATTATATTGGTTATGGTAAAGGCCAAAGAGTATACAATAAACATAGAATCCCAGTACCGAAAGATAGATCTAATATTATCTTTCTACATGAGAATCTATCTGAAGAGCAGGCAAAAGATCTAGAAATCCAAGAAATATTTAAGTATGGAAGAAAGGATCTAAGAACTGGAATACTAACTAATCTGACAAATGGTGGTGAAGGTGTTAGTGGTATGATTCATTCAGAAAACACTAAGAAGATTATGTCTGAAAAGAAATCTGGTGACAACAATCATTTCTACGGTAAAACGCACTCAGAAGACGCAAGAAAGAAAATTTCTGAATCAAAGAAATGTAAACCTGGTCCTGGAAATTTTAGAGGAAAATCGCATTCTGAAGAAGCTAAACGAAAAATATCAGATAAATTGAAATCGAAACCTGAAGATCAAAAACAAGCATTTGCTAAATCTGCTGTCGGCACCCGCTGGTTCCATAATCCCATAACTCTAGTGACTATCAGGTGCCTTCCAAATGACAGTCCAACAGGATTCTTTCCTGGTAGAATTCCGAAAATACCTAAATAAGAATAGGAGAAAATATAAAAATTTATGAACCTAGAAAATTTCAGACAAGTATACAAAAGTGTTATTACAGAATCACAAGATGACAGAAAATTTGTAAATTATATTAAGAGTATCGTTGAGGAAGTTATTGCAGAGAAGACTGTCAAAAACAAATCAAAAAACGGTATCGCTGAAGCACATGATGGTGGTCCTTATGTAGATTCTTATGGGCCAGGTCCGCTCACTATGGACGCTATCGGAATGGTGTCAGGCTATGACTCACTTGATGATTATAACATGCCTATGATTCCTATGGAATATGATCTTGACAAGATTGAAGTCACATTGAAAGCTGCTAAAGACAAGATGACTGAGGAAGAATATAAGGACTTCATCTATCTCGATACCGACGACGATGCCGTAATTCAAATACTTTTCGACTATAGAAATATTAAGAATCTTAAGCAAGCAAGCAAATTCTTGAATTTTATTAAGGAAAACTAAGGCATCCTATATGAACCTAGAAAATTTCAGAAAAGATTATCTCAAGG